TAGGGCATATGGTGCACCTTCAGGTACGTCAATAACTCTGTTATAGGTAGTGCTGATACCGTCCCACAAGAATATCTTACCTTGCTGGAACTCGTTTGTGGCACTGCTTGAGCGTTTCTCACAAGCAATTGCTTTGTACTCATTATAGTCAGCCATACTTGTACCTTCGTAACCTGAAGGGAATGTCAGCCTATGACGCAAGAACTCCGTCGTTGCAGGTGCAGTTTGCGAGATAACCTCCCATACACCAAGGTATCGCTCGTTGCAAAACAGTTGATATTGCAAAAAGTCAGCAACGGGGTGAAAGCCGTTGTTGCCGTTTACGAAGTAGTTAGCGTATGTTTCGTATCGTGCCGTACTGAAGTCTGTTGCTGTTGCACACCCAATTGTCGATGCTGTACCACTCGGGTGCGTTATATGGAAGTGATATTGTGCACCGACTGGTTGTGGTGATACACGAACAGGAGTCGTGAACACAAACTCATTAAGTGCACCATTAGTAAGGCTTGCATTAGCAATTGTCTTTGTGGCAAGCGTGTTGTTTGCCGAGTCGTGCATAGTGATAACTAAGTCGCCAGTACCCTTAGTCGTTACCCATACTTTTATACTGTACAGCGGTTCAATGTTTGGGGTATAAAGCAGTTTATGTGTTGCAGTTTCAGTAATACTACCAGTTGTGGTATAGGTGTTAGTACTATCAGTTGCACTGGTATCTACTTGTGCAGGGAATACATTGTTGTTGACGGTGAAGCTACCACCAAAACGACCATCAGCGTTTGTAATACTGTGCATGTTTGAAGTGCCGGGAATATAGATTGTATCTTGCTGCAGGTTATAGAACATGCCAAAAGCAGTGTTACTTAGTGTCGTGCCATTCTTCGCCCATACACCCGATGTCGAGCGTGTATACACACCACCGCTAGTATCAATGGCAACTATCAAGCCTGAAGGTAGCTGTATCATTTCAGTGATAAGTCCAGTAACTGTAGTGCCTGACTCTTTTGTTGATGCAGGAAGGACTGTTAGTTGTGTTGGACTCTTGCGAAAATCAAGATGCTTACTCCTGTAAAAAGAGTGTTCCGGTCCAAGTTTTAGATCGGAAGCCTGACCACCATGAAAGCGTTGCAAAACAAGTGGTTTCTTTGCCATGTTACGTTACCGTCAGGTCACGCTTTAGGTGGGTATAACCTGCCCTCATTTTTTGTTTTCTGAAGTACTGACTGGTAGTTTTCGAACTATAGTTAGCCTGACAACCTTCAAGTGCTTGAGAAAACAACCCTGCAAAATCTTTGGCAAGTCCACGATCTTTGCGTCGTAGGTAATAACGGAAGCAACCATAGTCGATAAGCGACTCGTGGTATTCTTCAGGAATATCAGGTACTTCACCTATTAAAAACGTCTTTGCACTACCGCTAGAACCAGCATACATGTTTTCTAAACTAATGTGCGTTGCGTCAGTGTAGCTCGCTATCTTATACCCCATACCATCAGCTGTGCCATCAGTAATGAATAATGTACGACCAACCATTTTTTCAGTGAATGTTGTTGTAGAACCAGTGACGGCAACAGAACCGTTCGTAACTTCAACCGTACCAGTCGTGTAGTCAGCTTGTGCCATATCACGAACCGAGCGTTCATAGCGTAGTGTTACTGCGTCAGCAACTGAAGCTGAAGGTGTCGGGTATATGCCAATAACATCATTGCCATCTATGAAAAATGCTTCAGGTACACCGCTAGTTGTCGGGGTCATATTCATTTCGTTCCACAAGTCCTCATCAACAATCTCAGTCAGTGGGTAGGTAACACCACCAATAAGTACTTTGACTGACTTTACACGAATACAGTCCTCGGGTAGTTGGTACAACTGTTGGCTACCAACAAGTGAAAAAGTACGTTTTGTATTACGCCATTCACGATTTAGTATGTTAGCAAACTTCTTCATGCCCTGATTGACGGCACGTTTGATAAGCACAAGTGACGTTGCATTTGAGTCTTGCACTTGTTCTTGCACTTCTTCGTATATCTGTTGGAATGTCAGCATGTTGTATGTCCTTTAATAAAAATAGCCCAACGGTTGAGCCGTGTGAGCTGTTAGGTTCATTATAGCACCTCCGATGAATATGCAGTAGTAGGTTTCGCCACTGCTGTATGTGGTGTTGTTGGCTTTGCAACATTACCGTAAGCAGTCGTCGGTTTCGCTACAGCATCATAAGCAGTCGATGTAAGCAGTGCAAGTGTTATTGCTGGTGTGCCTATTTCACCTGCATCAAAACCATCAGGGTATATAAGTTTTTCATATACAAGGCTTGGTGTGCCGAATGTTTCAGCTGAAGCAATACCTGTTGTAGTGATCGTTTCATCACGCCCCACTTGAGCAGTACCAAAGGCTTCAACACTAGCAACACCTGTACCACTTATCTGTTGTGTAAGCAGATTAAAATTATCGAATATGCCTGTGCCGGGGTTAGTTTCAGCCTGAAAACAGCCACACTCAAGGTCTACGTTGGCACTTGTCAGTGTAATGCCGGGTGCGTTGCTATACTGGTTTGTCCACGTCAAGCCATCAGTTGAAGTGTCCCAATATACCGTACCGCTTGCTTCTCGTATACGCCACCACTTATGCGTAGCTAGTACAAAACTGAATGAGCCGATAGTGGTCTTGACACCAGCCACATATTTTTGAGCGTACAGTGTACCGTTCTGTAGTGTCCATAAAACTGAATTAGTATTTGCTGTTCCTGCACCTGCAGCATCGTCATAAGCGTGCATACTCATTGTGGCATTAGTACTAGCACTAACAGCTTGTACTATCTGCACAAGTACATAACTAGCAGTGAGGTCTTTCGGTGACTGATTACCTATACCAGCAATGTCTGATGCTCCTGCACTTGATGGTAGTGCACACTCAAGTCGTGAGTTCTGCTCAGTGAGTGTCGATGTACCACCAGTGTAGCTAAACCACTTTGAACCCGACAAACTGTTGTCGTTGAAGTTATCTGTCAGAGTGCTAAACTTTGCCACTTTACACTCCTATAACTTGAATATCTTATTCGCTCCGTTGTCCCAAGTAATAGTAATATCTGCACCTGTAGGAGTGACAGGTAGTCCTGTTGCCGAGTCAATGTAAGCAATAAGTGGACTAGTTGCACTTACGCCAGTGTCCTTATAAATAATAAGTGCTTCGACTGAGCTACCTGCTACTGCAGTAAATACCACGTCTGCAGCGTCAGCAACGCCATCAGTCGCTGTTTTTGTGCCGAGTGTCTGTGGTGTGCCTACCACGCCCGAAACGTCGTTGTAGTAGTCGTGTGCTGAACTATAGGTATAAGTACCTGTGTCAACTAGTGCTACTTTGATTGTGTCAACAAGCCAGTCAATATCTGCACTGAGGAATAGTTCTCGACCCTTGTTATATAGTGTGTTTGCCATTGCATAACTCCTTAATTAAAAAACGCCCAACGGTACTAGCCGTATGAGCTCTTAGCATTATTGTATCACTTTTAGCCCACGCCGAGTAATGCGAATAGATTGATAGATGATACCACTGCAACCGAGTCAATAGTAAATGTTGGTGCAGCAATAGCCGAAGCCCCGAGCGATAGTGCTGAAGCAGGTACTGTGGCTGTGATTGTTTCCTGTGCAGTAATGTCGTAAGTCGCAAAAGCAGGTAGCGTAATGGTCACAACTGTATCAGAAGTTCGTACTACATCAGTGACGGCAAGTCCTGCTTTTACTATAGCGTCCCAACCATTCGCTTCAGATTGTGCCGAGTCAATACCGTCAATTATGTCTTGTCGAATAGCATCAAAGGTTGCACCTGATGTTACCCAAGTGTCGCCTGTGACCGTCAATATTATTGTGTCGCCACCAGTTGTAATACTGTCTTCGTCAATAGCTCCAGTGATTGTACCTGTTAATACAACACTCGCACTTGGTGTGCTGTATTGTATGTTTTCTACTTGTCTTGATCGTAGTTGAAAGAATGACATGAGCTACCTCGCCAGTCCTGGGGCAAAAGGGTATGGTCGTATGCCACTGTTATTTAATACTTTTTCGGCAGGAGGGCAGTTCAAGTTTCTAAACTCGAAGTTGCCAGGGTCCGTATCTACCCCAAAACAGATTGCACCAAGGTTAAAGAATAATGCAGTCATAGTTATAGGGTTCGCTTGTGTGTGAT